AAGATCCTGCAGCAGCAATCTTTGAAACTGCAGGTCGCGCAAACGCAAACAAATTAAGCAACAATCTTGAGCCAGTAACGGCAGGTCGCACTCGACTTATCGGCCCAGCGGTGTACAAGGCACGCCGAAAGATTGAGCGCGAAATGCAGGCAATGATTTTAGACACGATACGCACAGTGCAAAAGGACATTTAGACATGTCACTATCTATACCAATTATTAGCGAGTTCAGCGACAAGGGTATTAAAAAGGCTATTGCAGAATTTAAGCAACTTGAAGGCGCTGGCGCTAAGTCGGCGTTTGCATTAAAAAAGGCAATGTTGCCAGCAGTTGCAGTTATCGGCACACTGGCTGCAGGTCTGACAGTTGCAACTAAAGCAGCAGTTGAAGATCAAAAAGCACAGGATTTATTAGCGCAACAGTTACGCACTAGCGCAATGGCTACTGACGATGTAATTGCCAGCAATGAGGAATTTATATCTGGCATGTCGCGCGCGTTTGCGGTCGCTGACGACGAGTTGCGCCCGGCTATGGCAAACCTAGTGCGCTCGACTGGCTCAGTAGAGACTGCACAATCGTTAATGAATACGGCGCTAGACATTGCAGCGGCTACTGGCAAAGATTTAGAGACAGTCACATTAGCGTTAGGTAAAGCAGCCAACGGTCAAACTGCAGCGCTAACAAAACTTGACCCATCGCTTAAAGGTGTTATTGACAGCAGTAGCAGTCTTGATGACATTACAAATGCGTTAGCGGTGTCGTTTGGTGGTGCAACGACAGTTGCAGCGGAGTCATTTGACGGTCGCATGCGTGGCATGAAAATAGCGTTAGATGAAACTAAAGAGTCAATCGGCGCGGCACTGTTACCAGTGTTAGAAAAATTGTTGCAGATTATGAAACCTGTTGCAGATTTTGCACAAGAAAACACCAGAGTGTTTTTAATATTTGTCGGCGTAATTGGTGCAGTGGCTACCGCAGTTATTGCAGCCAATGTTGCTATGAAAATTTATCAAGCCACATTGATAGCAACAAAACTGGCAACAATTGCGCTAAACGCAGTAACAGCCGCTAACCCATTTGTGTTAGTCGCAGCTGCAGTAGTCGCGTTGACTGCAGCGATGGTATTTTTAGAAATAAAATTTAGTGCGATGTCTCGAGCGTTTGACATGTTTGGCAACAGCATCATGATCGTCACAGGGCCGTTAGGTGTGCTAATCGGCAGTTTGCGCAAACTCGTAGAACTGAAAGATGCAATCGGGTCGTTTGATATTGGTAACATAAACATTCCCGGCTTTGCTGAGGGTGGAGTTGTGACGCGACCTACTTTGGCAATGGTTGGCGAAAAAGGCCCAGAAGCAATCATCCCATTATCGCAAATGGGTGGCATGGGTGGCGGTGTAACAGTCAATGTCACTGGCGGTCTGTCAACTAGCGCAGAAATAGGTCAGGCAGTAGTCAACGCGATACGCGCATACAACAGATCTGCAGGCCCAGCACAAATACAGGTTGCCTAATGGCTGGCACAGCAGTTGTCGGTGCTGGCAATTACAGCCTAGAAATTGACACAGGATTTATACAAGACGCATTTATCCTTAACGACGCAGTGCAGGGCGTTTTAAACAACACAACTTATGTGCTTGACGGTACAACAAATTTTGCTGATGTCACTACAGGCATTGACGCTATAACAGTTCGTCGCGGTCGGCGCGATGTAGGCGATCAGTTCAGTGCTGGCACGATGACATTTAACATGCTTGACACTGACGGCATATTTAACCCGTTTGACACGCAGTCACCTTATTATGACGCCGATACAGCGCAACCGGGTTTAGCGCCTATGCGCAAAGTGCGACTAGCGCGGTACTCGGACATAAATGTTAAAGAATATTTGTTTGTTGGCTACATTGTAAATTTTGACTACAATTTTGCGCTCGGCGGTATTGACACAGTAACCGTGTATTGTGCAGACGATTTTTATTTACTTGCACAAACATTTTTAGCAGAATTTAATGTTAGTGAACAGTTGAGCAGCGCTCGACTATCGGCAGTGCTAGACCTGCCAGAGGTTGCATTCCCTATCGGTCAACGCGCTATTAGTACAGGCACACAAACACTGGGCGGTAGCGCACCGTTTACTGTTGACGCTGGCACAAACACTCTGCAGTATTGCTCGGCTATAAATGTTGCTGAACAGGGTCGGCTGTTTATGGCGCGTGACGGTGACTTAACATTTCAGCCACGCATAGGCAACACATTGTCAAACCCGGTCGCAGATTTTCACGACGACGGCACGAACATACCGTACGACGGTGTAGGCATCACATTTGAAGCAGATCAGGTAGTCAATCGCGCAGCAGTCAGCATTATTGGTGGGTCGGTGGAAGTCGCAGACGATGCAGCCAGTCAGGCAAAATACTTTATACAAACCACTAGCATTACCGACTCGCTGTTACACAATGACGCGGCAGCACAAACTCTAGCTACTTACCTGCTAAACCCTGAGCCTGAGGCGCGCTACACATCGCTGACAACAAACTTAAACAAGTTAAGCAACGCGCAACGCGACACAGTGGCAGTCATTGACATAGGCGACACAATTACCATAGAAAAGACATTTACTAGTGGCGCAGGCACAACCGAACTGGCACAAGAATTGTCAATTGAGGGTGTTGAGCACACGATCACAGTAAGTAACGGTCACCGTGTTGAGTACTTTACAAGCCCTACCACGCTTGTGTTTGAGTTATTACTTAACGACGCGGTTTACGGCATCATCAATTCAACTAATGTTTTAGGATAATCTAAGGAGCAACTATGGCAACACGACAAAGTTTTACAGCAGCGCAAGTATTGACCGCAGCAGAGCAGAACGCGCTGGCTACAGCAATGATCGCAATTAACGCCCAGACAGGCACAACTTACACCACTGTTTTAGCAGATGATGGCAAATTGATTACTTGCTCAAATGCGGCTGCAATTGCGTTAACTATTCCACCGAATAGCAGCGTGGCCTACGGCATTGGCACACAGATAAATATTGCACAATTAGGCGCGGGCACTGTAACTATTACTGCTGGTGCAGGTGTGACGCTAAATAGTGACGGTGCAAAACTTAAAACAAACGCACAGTACGCGGTAGCAACATGTGTTAAGACCGATACAAATACATGGTTTGTTGTTGGCAATTTGAAGGCGTAGTTATGCAAATTCTTGCAGGTGTTCACAGCGGTGGCCCAAAAGTCAACTATTTAGTTGTTGCTGGTGGTGGCGGTGGCGGTAGTGATGATTTTGCCGTAGGTATGGGTGGCGGCGGCGGTGCTGGCGGAATGATCTCAGCAATCGCAGTTGAATTATTAGTTACCGGTACTTACACAGTTGTTGTAGGTGCTGGCGGTGCGCAACGCAGTACCGCAGGTCAAGGCAATGACGGCAACACATCATCGTTAACAGGCACAGGTATTTCTGTCTCGTGTAGTGGTGGCGGTGGTGGTGGCGGTGGAACATCAGGGACTACAAACGGGCGTAACGGCGGTTCTGGTGGCGGTGGCGGTGCGATTAGTACTTCTATTGGTGGCACTGGTGTATCAGGTCAGGGTAATGCTGGTGGTTCAAGTACAGCTACTGCTGCTTGTGGCGGTGGCGGTAAAGGTGCGGTTGGCGCGTCAGGTGTCGTAGTTGGCGGTTCAGGTTATGGCGGTAACGGTGGCGATGGCGCATTATATGACGGCGTGTATTACGCAGGCGGTGGCGGTGGTTCAATACAGAATACAAACCAAGGCAGCGCAAACGGTCAAGGCGGTCTTGGCGGTGGCGGTAACGGTGCAATAACTTCACCAAGTACCCAGCCAACCGCAGGCACAGCAAATCGTGGTGGTGGCGGTGGCGGCTCAACTAACTCTGCACCCGGTAGCAATTTTGGCGCTGCTGGCGGTTCTGGTGTTGTCATCATTGACGCAGGCATTGCAGCAACTTCGACTACTGGCTCACCGTCAGTATCGGGCACGATTTACACATTTACCGGTAGTGGAAGCATCACTTACTAATGGCTTACTACGCACAAATAGTTAACGATTTAGTTACCGAAGTCATTGTCGTTGCAGACGGTGTACCAGACGGTGCACAATTTGCGCACGACCTACTTGGTGGCGTGTGGGTGCAAACTTACATGCACAATCCAAATAAAAACTATGCAGCAATTGGCTACACATACGACGCGACAAAAAACAATTTTATAGCACCACAACCGTACCCATCTTGGACACTTGACAGCGAAGATCAATGGCAACCACCAGTACCACAACCACCAGCACCACCTTCAACACATTGGAATGAGCAACTACAAGAATGGATACCAAATGCCTTCTAAAAAAATTAACAGATCGCACAGACAGATAGGCGACCAAACTACTAAAGGCGGTTTGTTGGGCATCATGATTTATGCAATGTCGCGAAACAATGTTGACCCGGTGCTTATCGGTTTAATTGTGCCAGTCGCAGCTAGTGTGCTCGCATGGATTAGTACAAAAATTGGTGACCCAGATTTAGCGTGCATGTTTATCCCTGACGACAAAAAAGATGCGTGAAGCCTTACACAGTTAATGCTGCGCCTGCAGTAAAACGACCGTTGGCTGGCATGGATTTATGGGTAACACGCGCAGTCAGACACTCAAACAAATCACTATGGAATAACGGCAGTTGGGTCGTGCGCGATGTACGAGGCAAACCGGGCACATTGTCAAACCATGCAAAAGGCGTAGCTGTTGATTTGTCGTACAGATATAACTCAAGCACTAACGCAGGTCGCACAAAATCATTGCCGTACATAATAAAACTGCTAGAAAATGCTGACACGCTCGGCATACAACTTGTCATTGACTACGCACTAAACAGATCGTGGAAATGTGATCGAGGCACATGGATACGCGGAAAATTTGAGGCAGGCGACTGGTATCACATTGAAGTTGACCCAGTAATGTGCAACAGTCCTGAACTCGCTAAACAGGCGTGGGATAGGGTGTTCGGCGTAATACCTGCGGTAACTAAAAAACTTGTGTAAGGTGGTTACTGACCGAGAAAGTCGAGGGCAGTTATGCCAACCATCATCAAAGCAATTATTGCATTTGCGTTATCTGCAATCGGGGTTGGCGTTAGCCAAATACCTGAGCCTGTAGAACCTGTTATTGAATCAGAGTTTAGCGAGCGTTACGAGGCGTTAGGCGGTTTCGGGCAGGCTATGGCTGTTATCTACCGCCATGTGCCACCAGTGACCACTACAGCGCCTGTAGAGCCTGTGTATAAGCATGGAGATTGTTCATGGCTACCAGCGCTGGCGTTGAAAGCAGGCTGGGCACAAGAGCATCTAAAGCAATTAACGCAGGTAGCCCTTCGAGAGTCTGGGTGTTGTCCTAATAGGCGTGGCGGTGATCGCGTTGATAAAGATTGCAACATCATTGGCGTATCTGAATGGTCGCATAGGTCAGACACTGGAAGTCTTCAAATCAATTCAATAAACTTTAATTTGTCGCGCAACCCGAGCGCGCCAATATGTTTACAAATGGGCGTGTGCACACAAGAGCCATTATTAGACCCGTTAACAAATTTGAAGGCAGGCAAACTGT